TACATTGATGGACTTGCCATATGGTCGTACTGATCTTGAGCCTTTTATGGGCAGAGATACACTAGACACACACTATGGCAAACATCATCAGGCCTATGTGGACAAACTAAATGATTTGATCAAAGGCACTGAGTATGAAAACATGAGTCTCAAAGAAATCATTGTTGCGACACGTGATAATAATGATGGTATTTTTAACAATGCGGCACAGAATTTTAATCATATTATATTTTGGCAGAGCATGACAGACAACTATCAAGATCCTTCAGAAACAATGCAGAAGAAAATTGAAGATTCATTCGAATCTATGGATAAGTTTGTGTCAGAATTTGTAGATGCTGGAATGAAAAGATTTGGTTCAGGTTGGGTTTTCCTCATTATGGAAAATGGAAAACTGGCATGGAAAACATATTCTAATGCTGATAATCCTGTAGGCGAAGACACGGATATATTATTAGCAGTGGATGTATGGGAACACACTTACTATTTGGATTACAAAAACGATCGTAAAAAGTTTTTAGAAACATTCATGAGTGACATTATCAACTATGCATTTTTAGAATCGAGACTGTTGGAAGCCTAATGTTTCCAACAGAACCAACTCCTAATCCTAATGCTTTAAAATTTATTTTCAACAATAAAATTGTAGGTGAAGGATCAGTATTTTACGACATTGACATTGCACAACAGGCGAACGACTTTATAAAAAATATTTTTAGAATAGCAGGAGTAAGATTTATACTGCTTCAAGACAACTACATGACTATCACAAAATATTCACAATGGTCTTGGAATGATATGACCATGAAAGTGAAAGAACTAATGCTTGGCACAGATTTTTACATTGAATCAGGATCAGTCGGTGAAGGATGTGACGATGAGATTTGTTGTGCTGTTGGAGATATAATTGCAAAGGAAATACAACCTGCTGTGAATTTAGATGGCGGTGATGTAAAATTTATAAGATTCAAAAACGGAGTGGTGGAAGTAAAGATGCAAGGATCATGCTTTGGTTGTCCTAACCATGAAGCCACACTTGGTGCACTGTACAACAAACTACACTCACGTATTCCTGAAGTCCAAATTGTAAAATTAGTGTGACCAAAACTTACTAATTACAAGTATGAGCCAATTAGAAAACATAATTGCTAATTTAAGGAAGGTACATGATCCTGAAATCAGTGTGAACATTTACGATCTAGGACTTATATATGACATAGATCTTTCTATCAAACCAAAAGTAATCATAACACACACGCTGACCTCAGCATGGTGTCCTGCGGCCGATCAAATCAAAGATGACATTAAAAATGCAGGTATGGTAGAAGGCATTGAAGAAGTACAAGTCGTGACAACATTTACTCCAACATTTGGTCCTGAGATGATGTCAGAAGATGTAAGGCTAGCACTCGGCATATGATACAAGTTACAGTACCAGCAATTGCAAAAATGCAGTCAGTAATGGAGTCTGCCAATAAACCATACATTCGCTTCGGAGTAAAAGGAGGAGGATGTGCAGGATTCAATTATATCCTTGATGTGACTGATCAGAAGAAAGAAACCGATCAAGAACTAGCATTTGGGCCTGTAAAAGTACTGATAGATCCTAAATGTGAATTATTTGTGCTTGGAGTACAGATAGATTTCAAAGATGAAATCATGGGATCCTACTTTACGTATGAGAATCCAAATGCTAAATCATCCTGTGGTTGTGGAACTTCCTTTTCTACGTAGCAATAAATAAGCACACATATGGGACGTCTAAGCATTAACATTGGTACAGGTGTAAACACAGGCACTGGAGATACATTGCGTTCAGCAATGAACAAAGTTAACACTAACTTTGAAGAACTTTATGATTTTTTTGGTTTAGACTCCACCAGCAAAGCCATTGATATTACAGGAAACACAATTGGTTCAACATCTACAAACGCTGACATTACGCTAGATCCAAACGGTACTGGTGATTTAGTTGTAAATGCAGATTTGGTTGTTGACGTAATTAAATCAGACAATTCAACTTTGATCGAAGTACAGGAAACTTTAAGGGTAACTGGCGGATTAATTACCAACAACATTTCTTCCGATGATTCAACTGCTGTGCAAATTTCAACTTTAGATGTAGATACAATTTCTAGTTCAACTTCGACTGCTATTCAAGTAAATGAAGGATTAAATGTGTCAGGTATATTGAGTGCCGATACTATTGACGTTACAAATATTTCATCTGGTGATTCTACTGGTGTTACCATTAACGATAATCTGTTAATCACCGGAACACTGAAAGCAGAAGGCTCAACATTTTTAAACATTGAAGACAACACTAACATATCAGGCATATTACAAGTAGATGAAATTGTAGGCAATGACTCATCTGCTGTACAAATCAACAACATTGATGTGGTTTCAATTTCATCTTCAACCAGCACAGCAATCCAAATCAATGATGCAGTTAACATATCAGGTGCACTAAGTGTTGACACACTTGATACAAATCAAATTTCATCAGGAGATTCGACTGCAATCCAGATCAATGACGCAGTTAACATAAATGGGCAACTGTTAATCAATAACAATGCATTTGTGCTTCCTTCCTTAGACACAACAGCACGAGATGCCTTAACTGCTATTAATGGAATGTTAATCTATAACACATCAACTTCTAGAATAGAAGCATACGAAAACGATGCCTGGGTGCCACTCAGAGCAGATACTACAGACATCGCCTAAAGTTTTATTTCAGTGGAACTGGCATCCATTTGCCATACCTTACGCATTTTCACACCAATTTTTTGTGCAAACACATAAGGATCACAATCAGCACACACATGATGAAAATTATTAGTTGCTCTTGTGGGCGAGACTTTGCTCTTGTCACGCACAAATTGTTTTTCGCAACAGTCACAGCGAAAATGGTAAATTGTTCGTTTACGCTTGAAGTTATGCACTTTGCCTAACTTGCTTTCTCTTTGATGCAAGTGGATTTTTGTTGTTTGTTCTATGAACATTTACATTAGGTTTGTAAAATTATTTATAAATAAAAACACCAGAGGAGACTATATAAATGGCACAACAAACAATTAACATCGGATCAGCAGCCAATGACGGGACGGGTGATCCACTAAGAACGGCGTTTGATAAAATAAACGACAACTTTTCAGAAGTATACACAGAATTAGGCGGTACATCACTATCCAGTTTGGCATTCAGTGGCACAGCAATTATTTCAGATGTAACCAACGCAGATATTAACCTTACACCAAATGGCACAGGAAAAGTCATAATAAATTCAGATTTTGAAGTTAAAGGCACAACTACACAGTTGGACGCAACTACATTACAAATTGAAGACAACATATTAGAACTTAACAGAAACTCTTCTGGTGGAGACGTTGATGCTGGTTTTTTCGTAAACAGAGGTAATGCACTTAATTCAGCATTCTTTTACTGGAACGAAGGTGAAGACAAATTTAAAGCAGTTTTGTCATCTTCAGATGATTCAGTAACAACTGCTGTCACAGACACAGCAACAGCAACCATTGTGGCTAACATTGATGCAACGGCTGCCGCTATAGACACAATCACTGCTCTAGCAGAAGGACAAGTTACTGTGAATGATTCAATGCAGATCAGAGGTGGCTTAACCATTGACAACAATGACTCATCAGCAAGTGCTTTATTTGTTGAAGGAGCAGTTAGTGTCACTGATGGTGTCACTGCTAATACATTTACAGGTGCTTTACAAGGCACAATTAGTTCAGATTTTGGCGAACAAGCAAACATTTCAAGAATCGGTTCTGGCAATGTAAAACTTTCAACCAATGGTGAAATCAAAGACGCAAACACTAATGATGTGCAGATCAACAACAGAACAACAAACGGAAACATAATCATTCAACCACAAGGTACTGGTGGAATTGAATTGAATGGCCCAATATCCAATGGTGATTCATCTGAGATTGTTTTCAATGACATTGTTAATATTGTAGATGGTTTAATTGTTAACAACATTTCATCAGATGATTCTGCAGAAGTTGTTGTAGATGATGGTTTTAGAGTGACTGGCACAGCAAACATTGCAACACTGGAAACTAATAACCTTTCATCAGGCGATTCAACAGCAATCCAAATCAATGATGCTGTGAACATATCAGGCACACTGGGTGTTGATTCTATTGACACAAACACAATTACATCAGGTGATTCATCCGGTGTTGTAATCGATGCCGCAGTAAGAATAAATGGAAATATATCCGCAGTTGATTCTGTACAACTTACTGTGCAAGATGGATTAGGAGTGAATGGAACTTTGGAAGCGGCAGGAGATGTAACCATATCAGGTCAAACAACAATGACTGGATCATTCCTACCAGCGATACACACATTTGTAGCCACTGATGCAATTACTGTTGCAGAACATGCAGGTAGAACACTGTTACTTGGTGAAGTAGGTGGTAACGCGGCAGTGACTTTAACACTCCCAGATGCAACTGGTTCGGGTGCAACATATAAATTCATTGTAACTGTGGTAAACACATCCAACTACAAAATTCAAGTACCAGATGCGGCCAACACAATCGACGGCATCATGATGTACCTGGACGAAGACGGAACAGCCGTTACGGCCTTCCCAACAGTGGCAGCTTCGGACACAATCACACTGAACGGTGGTACCACAGGCGGTCAGATAGGTGACTATTTAGAGATAATTGATATAGCGGCTGACCAGTATCATGTAAGAGGTGTACAGAGATGTCTAGCAGGGGTTAACCCAGCAACACCATTTACTGCGGCAGTTAGTTAAACTGCACATATTTTTATTCAAAAGGGGGGATTTTATTCCCCCTTTTTTTATGGCAAGTTAAAACTCCACTTGGTAACAGTAAATACAATGTCTAATAGTGCTCAGACAATGGTGTTTGAGACTTATGCGGAACTAACCGCGTAGTAGGTAGAACCTGCATTTGACCTTATATAAGGAGAAAAACAAAATGGCTACTAAAAAAATTCCAGCCAAAACGATTGTAGAAGCAATTGGTTCACATGTCGGTTCAGACGGTGACTTATTCTACGATACAACAACAAACGCTCTGAGAATATCAGACGGTTCAACAGCCGGTGGAGCGGCAGTTGGCTTCGGTGGAGCACTCGAATCAGATGCTATCAGTTCAGCCAATGCGGCCTTTGTTACAATCAACGACAACGTAAAAGTTGTTGGTGGTTTAGCAACTGGTTCAGGTTATGCGGCAGCAACTGTGGTTGCAAAAACACAGATTGCTAACGGTGCCACTGCGGCGCTTGTGAAAAACACAATCTCAATGAACCCAACTGATGGTAATGCCTGTGTGTTAACACTTCCAACACATGCGGCTTCAGCAGTAGGTGACTTTATTGTACTTGAGATCGACACAGCAATCGCAAACGGTCAAACTGTGAAAATAGGAACTGCTACTCAGTTCTTCATGGCAAAATCAAGAGTGGTAAGACACACTGGTGCAACTGGTTCAGCAGTTGGTTTGATCACATCTATTGACCTAGCAGACGGCACAGGCGATGACTTCTTAAACCTAGTTGGTTTAACAAACGCTGGTCCTGGTGTTGGTGGTACTGTGAAAATTGGTTTCAACGGTACAAACTTCATGGTCGACGCATACATGGAATCCGCAGGAACTGGTATTGCGGCAAACTTATCAGTGTTCGCAACTTCATAAGATATATTTTTTATATCACAATCAACGGTGTCTGTTTTTGCAGGCACCGTTTTTTCATTTTATAAGTATGGGTATGATAAGAATTACACCAGACAGTATAGTTTGCATGATAGGGTTGGGCAAACTAGGATTACCTGTTGCAGAAGTCATGGCAAAAAAATACGAAACTCATGGCTATGATCCTGATCCACTAATCGAATCAACAAAAGGAGTCATCACTCATCACAGACTTGATCAGTGTGTGGAAGATTGTGACATTGTGTTTATAGCAGTGCCAACACCACATGATCCAGAGTACGGAGGAGAAACTCCTTCATCTCATTTGCCAGCAAAAGATTTTGACTACACCATACTCAAAGAAGCGTTGGCTGATGTGGCCAAGCACACCAATGAGAATCAATTAATTGTTAACATTTCAACCGTGTTACCTGGCACAATTAGAAAAATTGTTACTGACCTAGGCATTGCACACAGATTTGTTTACAATCCATCCTTGATTGCAATGGGCACTGTGGCCAACGATTTCATGTTGCCAGATATATTTGTGGCAGGATTTGAAAATTGGACACACAACGCAGGCTGGATTGATCCTGAAAACGAAAATAAACATCCATTTGCAAGACAATTGATAAAGTTCATGCAACCACTGTGGAACAACTATGATGAAAAGCATCCAGACAGAAATGTCGGTCGAGGTCCACACATTACCTGTGGCACATTTGAAGAAGCAGAGTGCATAAAAATATTTCACAACACATACATTTCAGCAAAAATTGGCATTGCCAACATGATTCAAGATGTCACACACAAAATGGGCATGGCTGATCCGGGTGTGGTGGCACAGTCATTGTCGAACGCAGACAGGATTGTCGGCAAAAGATATATGACTCCTGGTATGGGAGACGGTGGACCATGTCATCCAAGAGACAACATAGCACTGTCCTGGTTGGCAGAAAAACTGGATCTTGGATATGATCTTTTTTCAGACATTATTAGGTCACGTGAAGTACAGGCCAAAAACATTGCAGATGAATTACTAAAACACAATTTACCTGTACATATTATGGGTAAAGCATTTAAACCTGCTGTGAATCTTACAGATGGATCAGCCAGTATGTTGGTTGGCCACTATGTGGAACAAGCAGGGAAAACTGTAATCTATGACCTTCCTAGTGAAGAACCAGCAGTGTATCTATTGGCTCATGATCAGACCTACTCTAAACCAACCTATGACGAACTTGACCCTGCTCCAGGATCAATTGTGGTGGACATGTATCGCAAGTGGGTACCTAAAGGTGAAGGTGTGAGAGTCATTTGGTATGGTATGCGTGGCGCATCAATATAACACATGTTGAACTCACCACATGGGTCGACTCAACAAAAAATATTTTACTGATATCACTATTGCATCGTTCAGACTGAGCACAGGTGAAGAAAAAACTGATCCGTCTGCTAGAATTATATCTCAAAGAGCCACCAAGCGATACAAAATATCCATAGGCAACACAGTTGAAGTGCTGACTCTTGTGCCGAAAGAAGCAGGCACACTACTGCCTAGCGAGTTTCGTGTTGAGACTGAAAAAGGCAATGTGTCAAAAATTACCAACCGCGCTCTCACAGTGGGTGGCAAAAAGACTTCCTATTAAACACCACTATTTTAATTAAGTACCGACTTTAAATATCTGTATATGAAAATTACACAAGTGATCACATGGGTTCCGATCGGACTGGCAGTAATAGGTTCTTTATACACTGGAGTGACAGTGGTTTCAAAATTGAATCAAACCATCGAAAATCATAGCATTGCAATCAGTGAAATGGAAAACACAATTGAAATGGCTGTGTTCAAAGATATTAATAACCTTGATGATAAATTCTCATCAAAAGATGCAACATTAACTATCATGTATCAAGAAGCCAGAGAAGAAATGATGAGAGAAACAGTTAGTCTTGTCACAAGAATCAGTTCATTAGAAGCAGAATTAAAGGCATTGAATAACAGTTATTATAAACTTGCAGATGATGGTGCTTCAGAAAAAGAATTAAGAGCATTGGAAGATAGTTACTACAAATTACAGGATTCAATCAGACAGGTGGAATATGACATCAAAGATATCAAAGCCGGTGGGTACTAATACATGGGCAGAGGCATAATCATATTAGCAATTGTCCTTGTAGCATGGATTATCAAGCCTGCCCAAGCACAAAACGATTATTTAAATGGTGGCAATCATTGTAATAATCATAGGTTAGAGCCTTACATGGAATATAATCTGCAGGAACAACTGTATGATAATTCAAGTAGTAATAACAGTAGAGGCGATAGCGGCAGGATAGGATTGCGTTACAGTTACAGTTTTGGCGGTACTTGCACCAAAGAATATAAGGATATCATGTTGCAGAATGAAAGACTGAAACAGGAACTTGAAATGCTTAAAATGTGTGGCAAATACAAAGAGTTAGAATTAGGCGAAGAATTTGCCACAGTGCGTGAGAAATGTGCTGGCGTACGCAAAAAATCTGACACTTCTGAATAAAACCCATACCAATAAATATTGTAAATGGCTATACCTATCTGGATAACAGCGGCTGGAACTATTGCTGAAATAGACGAAGGAGTTGCATACTCTTTAACACTATCAGCCACAGATTCTGACAACGACACACTGACATATACTGTTGTAGCAGGTGCATTACCTGATGGACTTACTCTTGCTACCAACGGAGTAATTAGTGGAACGCCAGACGAAGTTGCAAGACGCACAGAAAAACAATTTGTTGTCCGAGTCACTGACGGTGTAAACAGTGTGGATCGAACATTTAAACTTTTTGTGCTAGGATCAGATGCTCCAACATGGTCAACATCTGCAGGAAGTTTAGGAATAATACAAGATGGTGAATTTTTTGATTATCAACTGCAGGCGTCAGACGCAGACAATGATATAAAATTTTACAAAATTATATCAGGTGAATTGCCAGAAGATGTCACGCTGGATACTAAATCAGGAAAATTATCAGGATTGATTTTGCCTGTGGCGGAAAGTAATTTTGATTCAACTAACTTAGGATGGGATGTTCAGGCCTGGGATACTTACTATTTTGATCATATAGTGCGTACAGGTTCAATTGATAGACTGTATGGATTTACTGTTAGGGTGTCAGACGGCGTAAGTCATTCAGATAGAGTGTTCACTATAGACGTGCGAGGTACATCAAATAAAAAAACAGATACAGATCAAACTTCTGCGGACAACACATTGGTTACAGCAGACGAAAGCGATGTAAGACCAATGCATTTTGTACAACCAGCAGGCGAACTAGCAAGAATTACACATGAAAATTATCAAATTGTTAACATTGATGTAGTCGATCCTGACGACGCTCTTGGAGCCGCGGGTGCCACTACATTGACTTATGAACTGCTTACTGAAAATGCAGACAGCACAGTAAGTGAATTGCCAACAGGCATGATTTTGGATACTGCGACTGGCGAAGTGTATGGTTCATTGACTAGTTTTACTCCTGCAGAAACAAAGTTTACATTTACTGTGAGAGTAACTAAATCATCTCCACTGTTTGTGGATCAAACAGTTGATCGCGAATTCAACATTGTGGTATTAGGCAGTGCATTTAGTTCAGTGACATGGAATGCTGTCGATAGAGAGTTGGTTTTATAATGACAACAATTAGTTTAGGATCTATAACACCAGGGAAAGTATCTTTGTTTAAAGTTGGAGCAGTGAGTAGCATATCTAACACCACATTGACTTACTCATATAAATCAGGAAGTTTACCTCCAGGGCTAAAAATTCAGGCAGATGGAGAGATAATTGGCATATGTGGCGATGTCAACACAGAAACTAATTTTACATTCAAGGTAGAAGCATCTGGTTCTTTTGGTAATATAACAGTCACACAGGATTATTCGATTAGAGTCAAAGTGCCAACCACTGATCAAATTGCTAACATGTATGGCAAATTGCATACTGATCAAAATACACTTACAGCATATCAAAATTTTGTAAACAGCAGATCATTGTTCCCTACTACTTCGCTGTTTAGACCTTCTGATCCAAATTTTAACACAAATCGACCAAAATTTTTATTCTTGGCTGGAGTACATGCGACTTTCTTATCAACCGTTTCTGCACTATTGGTGAACAACAATTACAACACAACACTCTATATGGGAGAATACAAACTAGCAGAAGCAAAAGCACCTGATGGCACTGTGTTATATGAAGTTGTATATGTTGATCTAATTGATCCTAAAGCAGGTGGCCCAAATAAAATTACTCTTACTGATGTAAATCTTCCTTCTATCACAGTAGATCTAACAGCAGGCACATCAAAGATTTTAACAGATAGTAACATTCCTATTTCGAATTCAGAAATCAGCGATTTATATCTCAACGTAATTACTAGAATGCAAGATGAAGTTAAAGCAGGACTTACTATAGAAAATTTTGAATATTTGCCACTGTGGATGAAATCACCACAAAGCGATGGATTGGTATTAGGACACAAGATTGCTTTAGTAATTAGATATCTAAAACCTGGTGAAGGTGCTAAAACTTTGTATAGACTGAAAAATGAATCTACATATAATATACAATCATTACCGTGCAATATTGATAGATGGTATATTGATCGATACCTAGCAACAGCATTTGATCAGGGGCCTTATGTGTCTACACATACAGGTGACGGGTCTACCAAAATATTTTCTATTCCTTACAATGTAAATCGATCAAGTTCGTTGTCTGTCACATTGGGTGGTGTGGCAACTACAGATTTTGTGGCAAATGACTCTGCAGATACTACAGATATATTTGTATCTACCGCCGATATTTCTGCAGATATAAGTCTTAATGGTTTACAATTAGAGTTTAACACAGCACCTATAACAGGCACTGCTATTGTGATCACACTCAATAAGACTACGTTTGGTAAATCACTTACCACTGTGTTTGATTCAGATTCTAGCACATCATATCTAACCACTTTTGATGACTCTGGAACATCTTTCTCAAATGAATTGGTAACATTTGATCGTAAAGATGTTGAAGAACAAGCAATAGTGATGCAAAGAAGTTCGATCACAGATAGAATTACACATGTATCAAAACAGCGTGAACTACTGAGAACAACTTAATAAATACAACGCAATGGCAAGTAATATATCAACATCACAAATAGACGCAACATTTCCTGTCGCAGGACAAGATAATGATTCACAGGGTTTTAGAACCAATTTTACACAGATTAACACACAATTAGCAACTGCGGCAACTGAGATTACATCACTCCAAACTAACAGTGCGGTAACAAATGCTGACACTAACTTTAATGGCAATGACCAATCACAACTAGTACTAAAAGATTTTGGACAAAAAATTGTAGCAAAAGGTTCAGTTTCAGGCAGTGTTGCTTGTAGTTTTGCAGATGGTAATGTTACAACACTAACAACCAGTGGTAATACTACTTTAACATTTACAAATTTTCCATTAGAAGATGATGCATCAACAAATGTATATGCTTCAATGCGAATAATACTTACAAAAGGCGTATCCACGCACACAGTCACCCTTACTGGTATTAAAAGACCAAATGAACTGGTTTCTTTGTCAGATTCGTCAACAGTAAGTGCAGACTTCTCTGAAAGAGTTGGCGTTTTTGTTTTTGATGTGTTTTCAGTTGATGGCGGAACTACAAAGTTCATGAGTCAAGTGCTCGAATATCCATCCTAATTAAATGTTTCATCCCACTTATGACCCCAAAGGGCTGTCTGATCCAGAGTTGGAATCAAAGATAAATGATGTTACAATAAAAATTAATCAAGCAAGAAGAATGAATCATTTAGAATTGTACAATCAACTGATAGCCATGAATGAAAATTTGCAGTTGGAAAAATCAGAAAGAGCAATAAAGAAAGCAAATAAAGAACAGTCTAAAACCGATTCCGAATTAGACGGATTAATAAATGTTGATTGAAGACGGAATGTCTTGGAAAACAAGATTTACAAACACAATTCTACTTAATAACAAACTTTGGCCCAACGATTATGAAGTAAACATTGTCTTTGTGCCACAGACTGATAATCCTGCTGTGCAAAATTTAACCTATGACAAATACAAATATCTGTTTAACAAAGTATTTCAAAATGCTATCTTTATCAAACACGATAAAAAAACCTATCAACAATTAAATCATTACAGGAACGATGTTATTGATTTTGTTTCCGATCCATATGATCAATTAGTAGGCGTGCAAATATTTTCTAAATTGAATTCTATAGGAGGAGAATTTTTAAAAGTAGAAGCATTAGAGATTGAATCCTGGCAAGGTGAAAATATAAGATACACCATAGGAACAGAATCGCCAGAATGGGAAATTTTACAAGACCTCGAACGGGACATAGATAATCCATGGTGGAAGACTGAATTGCCAAGTTTTTGTAGTTTTTTTAAAGATGACTTGACATGGGACGAAATAGGTTTTACAATAAATGATGATAGAAAATTACAAGTTATTAAAGGAGGATTACAATGACTGTTGACGAATATGGACAGGTGTATCTTTCTCAACAAGATGTATTAAACAACTTGTATGCAGACCCCTCTTATGATATCGGTACAACATTTGTGTATGAAGATGAAGAAATAAAGAAACATTCACAATACTGCAAACATTTTGATATTGCTAAACTTACAACACCGAGTATGCCAGATATGGATCCTATTGAGTATCATAAACTTTTATCCAGCGATTGGCAAATGCCTGATGAATATAAAAATTTAGACGTACACTACATCTGCAGAAACAAATTAGAAACACTTGGATTAGTAGATGCAAGATATCAAGCCATACTTGAAGATGAACTTCACGAGTTTGCTAAACGTGACATGATGGATATACTAAGATTCATGTGTTACATGGTAAAAGTTGTTAATGAAAACGACATTGTTACAGGTGTAGGTAGAGGATCATCAGTTTCAAGTTTGGTTCTCTATTTGATAGGGGTACACCATATCGACCCCATTAAATACAATTTAAATTACAAGGAGTTTTTAAGATGAGAAGTCATATAAGAAGTGCAATGATAGAACATGCAAAAGGACACATTGCAAAACACAAGATGAATGTGGAAATATATCTACAAAATGCAGTAGGTGTTAGTAGTGAGAACTCCGCTGACGTTTTAGAAGCAATAGAAAAAGAACTTAATATTGTTGCAATGTATGATGACCAAATTGCAATGTTAGAAAAATACTTTAAGGAGTAATAAAGATGGCAAGAAAAATGACACCGAAGAAAGTACATCTATCTGCACAGGGCAAGCCTGTAGATTTTGATGCACTAAGAACCAAACACGAAAAAACAGTTGCAGTTGGCAACGTAAAAACCAATGCTAGAGGCGATGTGCTAGGCAAAGGTGGAAAAATAGTAAAAAAGAGGGACGAATTATAAAATGCCTAAAACCATAGTACAAGGAACAATTAAGCCTATCAAGAATAGAATTTTAGTCACAGACATGCACTTTGGTCAAACTAAATCAAAAGGTGGCCTAATTATTCTTGATGATGATGGAAAAGATCTTGGTGTACACCCAAGATGGTGCCAAGTATGGGCCGTTGGGCCAACACAAAAAGACGTTGAAGTTGGAGAATGGATTTTGGTTGCACATGGAAGATGGACTAGATCAATAGAATTACAGCAGGATGGTAAAGAACATATAGAAATACGCATGGTTGATGAAGATGATATTTTAGTTTCAAGTAATGAAAAACCACCATACGAGGATTATATTATGGCCGGCTATATCAACACTGGTGGCAATCTTGATATAACATCTGAACAGGCGTCGTTAATAGCAGAACAAAAAGCGGCAGGGCAAGGCACGGCAGCCTACTACAGCAACAGCAATCGCAAACCTTACACATACAGAAAAAAAACTTACAGAAATAATATAAACAACATCAGTGGTTAACACTTGATTGTTGTCTATAAATCAAGTATAATAATTTTATGAATACACTATGGGTAGAGAAGTATCGGCCTGATACTTTAAATGGGTATGTTTTCCGTGATGCAAACCAAAAGGCACAAGTAGAACACTGGATAAAATCCAACACTATTCCACATCTATTATTTTCAGGTGCTCCGGGTACTGGTAAAACAACACTAGCAAAGATATTGTTAAACTTGTTAGAAGTAGAACCAACAGATGTACTTGAAATAAATGCTTCTAGAGAAAACTCAGTAGACACAATCAGAGACAAAATTACAAACTTTGTGCAAACAATGCCTTTTGGTGATTTCAAAGTTGTACTGTTAGATGAGGCTGATTACATTACTCCTAATGGTCAAGCGGCTCTGCGTGGTGTTATGGAAATGTATCATCAATCTGCAAGATTTATTTTAACTTGCAACTATCCAAATAGAGTTATTCCTGCACTACACAGTAGATGTCAAGGATTCCACATTGAAAAAATTGATAAAACAGAATTTACAGCCAGAGTAGCAACAATACTAGTCGAAGAGAATATCGAAATGGATTTGGACACGCTGGACACTTATGTGAAAGCAACCTATCCTGATCTTAGAAAATGCATTAACACAGTGCAAATGAATTCTGCAGATGGCAAACTACAACAACCAAACACAGCAGATACTGGAGAGAAAGATTATAGAATAGAAATGGTTGATCTTTTCAAAACAGGAAAAATTACAGAAGCAAGAAAACTATTGTGCTCACAAGCAAGGCCAGAAGAGATGGAAGACATCTACAAATGGATGTATGACAATGTAGAAATGTTTGGTGACACAGAAGATCAACAAGACTCAGCAATACTTGTAATTAAACAAGGACTGGTTGATCACTCATTTGTAGCAGAAGCAGAAATTAATTTATCCGCTACATTAATAAAACTAGCAAGAATAAGAAACTCTTAAACTTCTTCGTAAATCTTTAGTGCCTCAGTGACTGCTTTGTGTCTGACAATATCTTCACCTTGTAATTGAACATTGCATATGTGATTAGATTCAGCACGCCACAATTTGTGTAAAAAGTCTGCCATACCGTTTTGCTTACCTCTATCTGTTTGCCCTAAATCTCCTGTAATGACTAGTTTAGAACCTTCACCTATTCTTGTTAATAACATTTTGAATTGGTTGACTGTTGTATTTTGCATTTCATCTGCAATAATGTAACAGTTTTCAAATGTTCTGCCTCGCATAAATGCCAATGGAGCAATCTCAATCTGTTCTGACTGAATCATTTTTTGCACTTTGTTCACTGTGTAATTTTTGTGAAAAATATCTATTAAGGGTCTTGTCCATGGTTCCATCTTTTTATTCAAATTACCGGGCAAAAAACCAATTTCTTCATCTGCGCCCACCACAGGACGTGTGATAACAATCTTTTCGATCTTTTGTAGTTTCATAAGATCAATGCCGTTTTGGGTGGCTAAAAGCGTTTTTCCGCACCCTGCAGGGCCATGAGCAATAACAATAGACTTTTTACTGTCTTTTAACATATTCCAGTATTTGTGCTGATTTGGTGATCTTGGTTGTACTTGGTAACGTGAAAATTCGTCACGCAGATCTTGGAAGGATAGTACGGTCTTGTGTCTCATAGGTATCTCCGGTTTTTGATTGAAGTGTCTTTTTTGTCTGTTATGCGAATGCATATAAAAGTATCTATAGGATTGTATTCCTAAGATATATGACGTTAGAATAGAATTCTTGTTGGCATTAGGCAAAGCGATAAATAATATGCTATGATTGATACCTTAGACGTTATCCGTAATATAAAAAAGATTTATGCTTCAGACAATGTGATCAATTCACTTGTGAGCATGGAGAAAGTAATGGACGATGTGAACATGTATGCGTACAAGAACTGGACTAAAGGCGAACTAGTCGATGGGCCATACGAAAGCAAATATGACATATCAGCAACATTCATGTGGGAACAGGCTCAAATGCCTGATCCAGAAGCAGGCAAGAGACTGCTAACACTTGGCGCAAGAGTAGAATACAAAAAAGATGTACGTCTGACACCCAAAAGAATTAAATCATATGCAGACTTTAGACCAGGTACAAGAAAAGCAAAATTAGAGGAGCATCCTATTTGGTTGGTCAAAGTAACAATTCCTAAAACAGTGGTTGAAGATTTCAATGCAGAAACTACAAAGACCAAAACTGTTAGCGGACTGCAAGTTGACCAGTCGACCCAAGACGCATCAGAACTATGAAATCAATAATAAATTTAGAGATGGCAAATCATGTAAGCAATGAAGTAGTCATTGACGCATTCCAGGCAAAGTTGGGCCGAGACGAAGATGTTTCTGTCGTACAATTTCAATCAGACAATAAAGATGTTGCAAGTGATCTTGTACAATTTATAGAATCAGGACACGATTATGTGCTTGATGCAGATTATTCACCTGCTAAAAACACACAAAAAAGATATAATGTATTTGTTGAACTAGAACGCAACGATGAACTGCCATCTAATATAATAAAACTAGTAAGAGATGCAGAACAAGTTACAGGATTGTTGCCTTGGAAATTTAGATTTCATAAAAATGAATCTTTCTATCATCTAGATGAACAAAACTTACAGAATATTGTACCAACTTCACCTGAACAGTATAAGTTTTTGACAGATGACAAAATAGATGATGACATAAACACAGTGTTCAATGAGTCAAAAGCCACTGTGATAAGAAACGGCAAAAGATTAACACTCAAAACACTCTATAATAAACATGAATTTATTATTGAAGGAATAAATGTACCATCAAAAGATGTTAATGGTGTTTACAGAATAGATGAATCATCAACATCACAATCTCAGTATCTTAACAATTGGTTGGGACATGTTTATAAAATAGTGAAAGTAGACGACATGTTTAAAATATCCAAAGAAGATAAGAACATTATACTAAAATCAGAGGAGTTATAGTGCAATCAAACTATCAAAAATGTTTAGAAACAATATTACACCACGAGGGTGGATACGTAAATCATCCTAAAGATCCAGGTGGTGAAACTAACTTGGGTGTTACGAAAAGAGTTTACGAAGAATGGGGCGGCGACAAAGACATGAAAGACTTATTGGTTGAAGATGTTGCTCCAATTTATAAAAAGAATTATTGGGACAAAATGAAAGGTGATGATTTGCCAGGTGGATTAGATTTATGTGTATTCGACTTTGGTGTAAATGCAGGCCCAGGAAGAGCGGCCAAATATTTGCAAACAATGATTGGCACAGTTGCAGATGGTGGCATCGGACCTAATACATTAAAGAAGGTTGCTGAATATGTTGCAGAGAATGGCATAGAAGCATCCGTAAAAGAATATCAAAAGCGTAGACAAGAATACTATAAATCGTTAAGCACATTTGCTACATTTGGTAAAGGTTGGACAAGACGTGTAGTAGAAACTACAGAACTTGCACTAACACTCGTATAATGCTACAAGTAAAAATTTTTATAGCAGTGTTACTGATGGCAGGAGCAGGAGGAGCCTACCTCTATGTCAAAGGTCTCAAAGCAGATTTGGCAGTGTCTGAAGCAAACAATCTTGTTCTTGAGCAATCAATCACACAACAAAAGGCAGTAATTGCACAGCAAAAACAAGACTTCGATAAAATTATTAAAGCAAACGAAGAGACTCAAGTACTGAATCAAAAACTTAATAATGATCTTAAAACTTTAGATAACAAGTTTAATAAAACAAATGCATCAGGTAAGAAACGTGACATGGGCGATCTTGCAATTGCTAGATCAAGTACAGTAGAAAAAATTATAAACAAAGCATCAAGCAATGCAACACGATGTGTAGAAATTGCTACTGGTGCACCACTAACAGAGAAAGAGGAAAATGCTACCAAGAAGTCACAGATCAATCCTGAATGTACTTCAATAGCAAATCCAAATTATGTACCATATTAAAAACATATTCATTTTACTTTTATTAGTATTGATGACCACAGGTTGTATTAGAGGTGTAAAAAAGTTAGAAACAGTGACCACAGCCATTGAGCGTGAACCACTCAATTTGAAAACGCCACCATCATTAACATTGGAAGACATTAAGTTTATTATTATTACGTCTGAGAACGCAGATGAAGTGTTTGAAAAGATGAAAAAGAATAATTTGGATCCCGTGCTGTTTGGTCTGTCAGATGAAGATTATGAACTGTTAGCAAAAAACTTTGCACAGATCCGTGCTTATATATTAAAACAGTCATTAGTAATCAATCAATACAAAGACTATTACGAACCTTCAAAAACAGATAAGTAAGTGCGATGATGGAAATGATCGAAAGAATGGCGAGCGACCGTCTGTGGATTTACACAGCATTAGTTGGTTCTCTGTTTGGACTTGCATTTTCAACATATTTCAAAAGCACACGGATTGGACTTTGGCTGTATGGTCATTTTGATCGTATAGTTGATTTTTTTGTTAAGCGATATGGGTGGACTTGGTTACAACAACCAACCGATGCTTGGCGAAAGAAATATCCATATGTAACCAAAAAAATAGATGAGTTAGAAACACGTCTAGAAAAACTGGAGAAAAAGAAAAAATGATCAACTATATTAAATCAAGAATAAAAGAAGCCAGCACTCTTAATGGAGCAGGTATTTTAATTGCATGTATCCTTATAATTGCATTTGGCGGTTTAGCAAAAATAATTGCTTATCTTGGACTTGCCTATTCCATATGGCAAATTCTTAAGAAAGACTAACCTCAATATAAATATCAGTGATGGCAGACATAAAGAAAAAAGTTCAAATTGAACTTGAAGTTGACACTGCCACCACTGATAGTTCAAAAAATCCTTTCCAATCGTTAATACACTTAGCAAAAGCCGTTGATGCTTGGAGAATTTTTCCAAGATTATTCTTGACTGTCTACATTATTCTATTGTATAAGTGTGTGATTTGGTATATGAATTTACCAACTCCATCCATGGAACAATCAGGTTTGATCAGTATCGTAGTAGGTGCTGGTGCGGCATGGTTTGGATTATACACTGGCACAAGCAAAAAATAATAACTTGTAGTTTGACAGATAGTACATATGTTATATACTATGGCTATGGATCCGTATAAGACTCTTGGTGTTGACGCTTCTGCGACTGATGCCGACATCAAAAAAGCATTTAGAAGATTAGCAGTACAGTATCATCCAGATAGAGGCGGAGACGAATCCAAGTTCAAAGAGATCAACACAGCATATGACACAATAAAAACTGCAGATAAAAGAAAGCAGTATGACACGTCTAAAAGATTTGGCAGTGATGGATTTCAATTTAACTTCAATGATGGACAGCCTTTCGACATGCAGGACATGTTTACATCCTTCTTTGGCCAAACTGTAAGACCACAAAGAAGAAAACCAACAAATAAAAACATACAAATTGGATTGGAATGCACTCTTGAAGAAGTTTACTATGGTTGTAAAAAAGAAGTAACCATTGATCAAATTGGCAAGACTATTGCAATTGATGTACCGCGTGGAATAGACAACGGACAATCTGTAAGATACAAAGGACTAGGATTGAATCAAGTACCTAATGCTCCTGCAGGTGATCTACTCTGTAGGATATACGTAAAAAAACATCCTAGATACACAAGGCAAAGACTAGATCTACATGTTGAAGAGTCTGTAAACTGTTTCACAGCAATGTTGGGCACTAATATAGATGTGCATAACATTGACAGCAAAGTAATCAAATTAAAAGTGCCAGCGGGTACGCAACCAGGCACAGTAATGAGAATACCAGAACACGGCATGCATGGTATGAACGGACAAATGGGGAACTTGTATGTAAGAATTAACATCAGTATTCCTAACAACTTAACAGAAAAGGATAAAAATGACATTAGAACAATCTCAGAAACATATTCTTAAACTGAATCTTGAAGGCAATGAAGTGCTTAGACACAATTTACCTGAAACAGATCTTACTAAGGATCTTGAATGGGACAAAATTGCAGACCTAATGCACTGGACCATGATAGGTGCAAACGGTTTAGGATTGGCGGCCAACCAGGTCAGTGTAGACATTCGAATGTTTGTGATGCACGGATTTAAAACTTTTATTAATCCTCGTATCATAGAACGTTCACAAGAGCAACAGTTAAATGAAGAAGGTTGTCTTTCTTTTCCAAATCTGTTTTTAAAATTATCTAGACCAAAATCTATAGTGTTAGAATATTATAATGAAAAACTAGAAAAACAAGTTGACAGATTTCAAGATATGTGGGCACAATGTATAACACATGAAATTGATCACTTAGATGGGAAACTGTTTATTGATTATGCAAGTAAACTTAAATTAGACATGGCAAGAAAGAGACAGAGTAAAGCAAATGATCCAAGCAGACGATAGATTGAAAATAATATTTGATGAAGCACTTAAAGTTGCTAGACTCAACAAGCATGAATACATTACACTAGAGCATGTGTTACTTGTGTTGGTAGCACAACCTGAAGTCCAGGAAATGATTAAAAGTGATAAAGATGCAAAATATGAGCAACTGGTGATTGATCTAGATGAACACATTAAAAGCAAATTGAACGATATAAAAACAGCAGATGACATCTATCCTAAACGTACTCAAAGCACAGACAGAGTAGTAAACAGAGCATTTACTCAAGCAATATTCTCCGGACAAGAACAAGTGAACTGTTTCCACTTGCTCAACTCTATATACTCGGAAAAGAATTCACATGCACTTTTTTATCTCTTAAAAAATGGGATCACTAAGAAGTCAATTATAGATTACACTGTAGAACACGGTTTAGAAGATCTTGATGATACAAAAGTCAGTCAAAAACAAGCATCCAAGATCTTAAAACAGTACACCGTGAATCTTAACGAACAAGCCAGAGCAAATAAAACTTTCACGTGTATTGGTAGACAAGATGTTGTAGATGAAATCACTTTGATTCTAGGAAGAAAAATTAAGAACAATGTTATTATGATAGGTGATCCTGGTGTTGGTAAGACTGCTATTGCAGAAGGATTGGCTCATATGATTGTGGACAACAAAGTGCCAGACGTGCTGAAAGATCACACAATTTATTCTGTTGATGTTGGTTCTTTGATAGCAGGGTCAAAGTATAGAGGTGACTTTGAAGAACGTT